CCTCGACGAGATGGACCTGCTGGCCATGACGCTGGAAAGGCTGGAGGCATGAGGCGCTTCGCTCACGCTGCGCTTGGGCGCTTGAAGGTCGGGGAGCTGAACAAGACTGAGGCCGCGTACCACGCTGACCTGCAGCTGCGCCAGCGCTTTGGCTGCTGCGTGCTGCTGGTCCATCACTCTGGCCACAACATGGAGCGGGCGCGTGGATCGTCTGCGCTCAAGGCCGCGGTGGATGCCGAGTACGAGATCACCAAGGATGACGCCGGCGGGATCAAGATCCGCACGACCAAGATGAAAGACGCCGAGCTGCCGCCTGAGCTGCTGCTGCGCATCAAAGGCGTTGAGCTGCCGGGGCTGCTCGATGAGGATGGCCAGCCGGTCACCAGCGCGGTCCTGGAGATCGCTGACGACATGATCAACAGCAAGGTGGCCGAGCGCACCGACGGCACCAAGATCCTGGCCAAGGATGCGCTGGCCATTTTGGACCGTGGTTGGCTATCGACCAGGGCGCTGGGCGAGGCGCTCGAGTGCAGCGAGAAGACCGCCCGCGTGGTGCTCGATAAGCTCACCCGGTACGGATTCGTGACCGGCAAAGGCAAGGCCGGGCAGGTGACACCAGAGGGCAAAGAGGCGCTCTCACGCACTGGCCACAATCTGATTGGCAACAACAAACCGATCTGGAAGCGGGGCGACGAAGAGGTGTACGACCGATGAGATTTCTAAGGGTAAACCCTGCCACGAGTTTACATAATCTGCGTGCGAAGGGCGCACGCAAGCAATTTTTGGCTGCGTGCGTGAAGCGCACGCAAGCGCACGCGTGCGATCAAAATCGCCTGCAAACCCGCATGGTTAAGCCATTTCTTTGCGTGCGCGTGCCGCACGCATCGGCACGCATTTTTGCGTGCGTGCGTGCGTACCTATATAAGGTACGCAGCACAAGTGCACGCATGGAGTGGACGCAGAAAAACGAGAAGGCCAGACCGGCCAGAAAGGCAAGCAAGTGAGTGAGAAGTCTGCAGTTGAATTTATGATCCCATACCCACCATCGGGCAATCACATCTGGAAACATACCCAGGCCGGTGCCCACTACCTGACGCCAAAAACGCAGCTCTACTACCAGACCGTGGCCGTCGAGGTTATGCGCCAATCGGCGCACCGAGGGCTTGAGGGCCGCCTGGGCGTGCGGTGTGTGATCTACCCACCAGACGAGCGGCGCAGGGATATGGACAACGCCTGGAAGGTGATATCGGATGCGTGCACCAGGGCCATGGTGTGGCTCGATGACAACCAGATCGATCAGCTCACTTTGTTCCGGGCAAGAGACAGCCAGGTCAAGGGCATGATCTCGATGCGGGTGTGGGTGCTTGCGCCTGGTGATGAGAAGGCCGTAACATGATGCGAAATGAAAAACAATTCGATGGGATTCAAGGACATGGCCGGAAGAGGTGGAGCAAGACCGGGTGCCGGGCGAAAGCCTGGCATCAAAAGCGAGAAGACCAAGCAGCGCGAGGCATTGGCTGCAGAGGCTATTGCTGCCGGCATGACTCCGCTAGAGATCATGCTCAAGGCTATGCGCATGCTTGCGGAAGGCGGCGACGCGGCATCGATGGTGGCGGCCAGCCAGATCGCCAAGGATGCGGCTCCCTACATCCATCCGCGTTTGTCGAGCGTGGCCAGCGACGTGAAGATGGCCGGGCAGATCGTCTACCAGGTCATGACCAGCGTGCCAAATGACAGCCAGCCAGCAACCGAACCATCAGATCATTGATCTAGGCTATCGGCCCAGGCAGTGGCAAGACACCTGCCACCGCAGGCGCAAGCGCTTTACGGTCCTGGCGCTGCACCGGCGAGCCGGCAAGACCGAGCTTGCTGTCATGGAGCTCATGGACAAGGCGCTGCGCTGCGAGCACGAGCTGCCGCTCTTTGTGTACCTGGCGCCCTTTCTCAAGCAGGCCAAGGCGATCGCCTGGGAGCGGATCAAGGCCTACGCCAGGCGCATTCCAGGGGTGGAGATCAACGAGAGCGAGCTCTGGGTGCGCTTTCCCCACAACGGCGCACGCATCCAGCTCTTTGGCGGGGACAATCCAGACGGCATGCGAGGCCTGCGCTTAGACGGCGCGGTGATCGACGAGGTCGCGCAGATCAAGCCCGAGGTCTGGAACGAGATTATCCAGCCGGCGTTATCCGACCGTAAGGGCTGGGCGCTCTTCATCGGTACACCGAAGGGCATCAACCTATTCTCCGAGCTCTACTACCGGGCCGAATCTCTGCCCGATTGGTACGCAGCGCGCTACACCGTGTACGACACCGACGCATTGGACCCCGAAGAAGTGGCGCGACTCAAGCGCGACATGCCCGAAAACGAGTTTGCTCGAGAGTACCTGTGCGACTTTTCGGCCAGCGCCGAGGACCAGCTCATCTCGATCGCAGATGCCGAGGTGGCAGCCAGGCGCCATCTTCGGACCGACCAGTACGACTTCGCAGCCAAGGTGCTGGGCGTGGACCCGGCACGATTCGGTGACGACAAGAGCGTGATCTTCCCGCGGCAAGGCCTGGCCGCATTCAAGCCCAGGGTGCTGGCCGGGATTGACAACATGCGCCTGGCCGACGCGGTCGCTTCTGCCATCGAGAAGTGGAAACCCGATGCTGTCTTCATCGATGCGGGCAACGGATCGGGCGTGATCGACCGGCTGCGCCAGCTCGGCCACGCGGTGATCGAGGTCAACTTTGGTGGCAAGCCCATCGATCCGAGGTTTCTCAACAAGCGCTCCGAGATGTGGTGGGGCGTCAAGGAATGGCTCGCCCAGGGCGGTGCAATCCCCAACCTGGCCGATCTCAAGCAGGATCTGGCCACGCCCACCTATCACTACAACGCGGCCAACAAGCTGTGCCTGGAGTCCAAGGACGACATCAAGGCCAGGATTCTGCGCTCGCCGGATCTGGCCGACGCGCTCGCGCTGACCTTTGCCATGCCGGTGGCGCCAAGTCTCAAGTGGGCGCATCCGAGCCTGGACAAGCGCGGCATCGCGGTCGAGTACGACCCGTTTGCCCATGCTTGATTGCATGTTTTTGATTTCGGTGTGAAAATCGCAACCAGTTACAGGGAACGCAATGCAGATTGAGCAGTTCAACATCAAAGACCCGTGGGTCCAGGAGTTTCTGTGGCAGCACTTGGTTCCGACCGACATTCGATACGACTACACCAAGATCGACGCGATCAACTACATCTATCGCGAGGTATTGAATGGCGACTGCGTGCTCGTTGGCTGCAAAGAATCGGGCGTGATGTTTCGGTGTGTAGCGCGCAATCCCAAGGTGGTCGAGCCGCACATCATGGGCAACGGACTGCGCATGCGCTCTGTGACCAAGGCAGCAATCCAGCTCGCATGGCAGCTCGGTTACGAGCGCATCATCGTCTGGACGCAACATCCGCAGATCGCTGCAGTCATGCAGGCGATCGGGTTCAAGCAAGAGGCCTGCGTGCCGCGCTGCCACCTGGAGCATGGGCAATTGGTCGATACATACGCACTGAGTTTCGAGAAAGGTGACTCGCATGAATAACGCACAACTTCTACACCTTGGCATCCCCGATTTGGACGAGGCCGCATTCCAACCCATCGGCCGCTCGATGAGTCTGTACGGTGGTGGCGGTGGCAAGAGCTCGCCCAAGCCTCCCGATCCACCGCCCCCGATGCGCCCGGCCGCTGCCGAAGAGCAGCAAGCTGTCGATGCGCAGCGCATGACTGAGCGCCGGCGCCAGGCTGCAGCAATGGGCCGCGAATCGACCATGCTCACTGGTGGCCAGGGCGTGACCGAGACGGCCACAACCGAGTCGAAAACACTACTGGGCCAGTAATGGACACCAAGCGCGAGCGGTTCAATCGCCGGCTGCAAGACCTGCGCATGGAGCGCACGTCGTTTATTGACCATTGGCGCGATCTGTCGGACTACATCCTGCCCCGGCAGTCGCGCTTTTTGGTCACCGATCGCAACAAGGGCGATAAGCGCAATCTCAAGATCGTGGACAACACGGCCACGCTCGCGGTGCGCACGCTCTCTTCCGGCATGATGTCGGGCATCACGAGCCCGGCGCGGCCGTGGTTTCAACTGCGCACGCCAGATCCATCGTTAAACGAATTCCAGCCGGTCAAGATGTGGCTGGACCTGGTGCGCAATCGCATGACCGAAGTGTTCCTGCGATCGAATCTCTACACCACGCTGCCGATCACCTACGCCGACATTGGCGTCTACGGCACGCACGCATTCGCGGTACTCGAAGACGATGAAGACGTGATCCGCTGCCATCCATTCCCCATTGGCAGCTACATGGTGGGCACGAGCCACCGCGGTAACGTCGATACGTTGTACCGAGAATATCAAATGACGGTGCGCCAGCTCGCGCTGCAGTTTGGCCGCGACAAGCTCTCGCAATCGACCAAGAACATGCTCGACCGTGGCCAGCTCGATCAGTGGATCGATGTCGTGCACGCAGTCGAGCCCAATGATGAGTACGACGCACGCAAGCCCTTGGCCAAGTTCAAGCGCTTTCGCTCGGTCTACTACGAGCGCGGCTGCGAGCAGGACATCTTCTTGCGCGAGTCGGGCTTTGATGAGTTTCCGATCATGGCTCCGCGCTGGTCGATCACCGGCGAGGACATCTATGGCCACTCACCTGGCATGGATGCACTCGGCGACATCAAGGCGCTGCAGCTAGAGCAAAAGCGCAAGGCCCAGGCGATCGATAAGCTCGTCAATCCACCGATGACTGCACCGAGCTCGCTGCGCAATACTCGCGCAAGCCTGCTGCCGGGCGATGTCACCTACGTCGATGTGGCCCAGGGCCAGCAGGGCTTTGCCCCGGTCTACGAGATCAACCCGCGGATCAACGAGCTCATGCTCGACATTCAAGAAAACCAGGGCCGCATTCGCCGAGCATTTTTCGAGGATCTGTTCCTGATGATC